TTTTGTTGGTAGTGATAGTGAGTTTGAAGCAGCAACCGCTTCTGCTACTGGTATCAATAACAACTATGGTGCTCAAGACGCTTTCGATAACACATGTGGACTTATCTTCCAAAGAGAAGCTGCTGGTATTGTCGAAGCTATCGGACCACAGGTTCAGGTAACTTCTGGAGATGTATCCGTAGTATACCAAGGTGACGTAATCCTAGGTAGACTTGCAATGGGTGCAGATTTCTTAAACCCTGCTGCTTGTGTTGAGTTATTTGTTGGTGGTTCAAGTGCTCCATCTACATTTGGTAACGTATACCCTTCCAACGTAACTACTTCATAGTAGATTTATTTTTTATTCTTTATACGGGAGCTTCGGCTCCCCTTTTTTTTATGGCTTCCACAACTTTTGACCTCGATACCGAACTATCCGCAGTTAATTCAATACTGGGAGCTATCGGACAGGCCCCAATCACAACATTAAATTTTCAAAATCCAGAGGTATCATTCGTATATAATTTACTACGTGATGCTAATGTAGATACACAGACAGAGGGCTGGCACTTTAATAAAGAGTCACATGTAACATTTAAACCAGACCCTACTACTAAAAAAATAATGATTACAGATAACATTTTAGCTTTAGATTTATATGATAATCAAGCTAAAAGAACTATGGATCTAGTTAGACGTAACGGACATCTATATGATAAAATTACACACTCCGATACATTTGACAGTGACTTAGAACTAGATGTAGTTTATCTCGTAGCCTTTGAAGACCTACCAGCTGTCTTTAGACGCTATATTATATACCGAGCTTCTCGTGTAGCAGCAACCCAGTTAGTTGCCAACTCTGGCTTAGTAAAACTCTTAGGAATACAAGAGCAACAAGCTCGAGCTGCATTGCAAGAGTACGAATGTAATCAGGCAGATTATAATATGCTAGGATTTGAACAAGGTTCAGCATATCAAACTTATCAACCTTGGAGAAACCTTAGACGATAATGGCAAGTGTAACTCAAACTATACCTCAGTTTACAGGAGGTATTTCAGAACAACCAGATCACCTTAAATTTCCCGGTCAGGTAAAAGATATAGTAAACGGAATCCCTGACATAACTAAAGGTTTATTCAAAAGACCGGGAGCAGAAAGAAAGAAGACTACTCCTCTATCAGATGTGCAGTCTGGTGGTTCGTGGTTTCATTATTATCGTGATGAAACAGAAGGATCTTACATAGGACAAGTAGCAGCTGATGGTCAGGTTAGAGTCTGGCGTTGTAGTGATGGACAACTGATGACTACAGCTTACGGCTCAGTTACGTGGTCTAGCACAAGAGAATATGCGTCAGGAGATAAAGTTCAATCTAATGATTCTGGAACAATAAGAATATACCAAGCTCAAGCTACAATAAGTAGTGGAGGCAGTGCACCTACACACAACTCTGGAACTGTCAATGACTGGTTATTTGTAGAAACAGCACAAACAAATGTACAAAACTATTTAGCAACAAGTGTCTCAGAAAACCTACAGTTCTTGACAATTAATGATACTACATTTGTAAGTAACAGAGATTCTACTAATCCAAATACAGCAGTAGGTACAGCTAATACTACTACATCTAGACCACATAATCATTTTGCATTTGTAGAACTACTACGTACAGAAAATGGTAGGCAGTATGCCTTAAATATATCGGACACTACTGAAACAGCATCTTTAAGTAGAGCTACACGTATCTCAATCGAAAGTGATACGCTTGATGAATCTGATGGCACAGGACATTGCCCCGGTGTAGGCACACAAGTATTTAGTGTAACTGCTGCCAACAGCTACGCTGGTACAAATATAGTTAGTGTAAAAAATGGTAATACAGATATAACCTCTGGTAAAGACAATTTAATATTTAGAATTAATTCTTTAGGTCAGCAAGGTGTAAGCCCTGATTACAATGCTAACGCTAGCGGTGCAGGCGGTGATAATTACAGATGTAGTTACAATAGAGAGGCTATACTTTTACATGGTGGTGAAGGTTGGGTTACAGGAGATACAGTTACTGTAACTTTAACTTCAGCTTCTGGCGGTGGACCTATGAGAAATAAATGGGATACCGATGCTTCCTATAATCAAAATGATTTAGTTAGAAATAAGGGTAACACGTATAGAGCAACTCAGAATTTAGATGACACAGTAGGAGAACCTGTCCATAGTTCTGGAACTGCAAATTTATGGGAGTTTATATCAGACAGTGACTCACCGTCAGCTACGTATACAATTAAAGTACTAGAGCACGAAACTACTCAAGTTCAAGCAAAGATTAACAGCACCGATAAAGGTTTAATTCGTCCAGCTCCTACACCCTTTGACGCAGATACCGCAGTTACAGCTGATACTATTCTTGGTGGAATTAAAGCTCAGATAGAAGCTATCACTAATCAACCTATTACTGTTGAAATTATAGGTACAGGTATGTATTTACATAGCACTTCTGCGTTTAATCTAGAAGTTGTTGAAGATGACCTTATGCGTTGTTTTCAAGAAACTGTTAACGATGTAACTCGATTACCAAATCAATGCAAACAGGGATTAATAGTCGAAGTGTCTAACTCTCAAAGAGCAGATGAAGATGACTATTATCTTAGATTTAATGGTCAAGGATCGCGTAGTGGAGTAGGTTCGTGGATTGAATGTGCAAGACCGGATATACCTAAAGATCTTACAAATATGCCATTAGTTATACAACGAACAGGCATAACAACTTTTACAGTTAAACAGTTTACTTATGAGTTTAGAAGGGTAGGTGATGAACTTACAAATCCACTACCATCGTTTGTAAAAACCAGTGATGGTTTACCAAAGTCAAATAGCAATACTTTTGTTGGTAGAATCAATAAAATACTATTCTTTCGTAACAGATTAGCATTTTTATCAGGTGAAAATGTAATACTATCAAGACCGGGAACATTAGGAGAACCTGACTTTTTTGCTGAAACAGCTTTGACTGTTAGTGCGAGTGATCCTATTGATATATCTGCTTCATCTATGTTTCCTTCGGAGCTGTTTGATGGAATTGAAATCAATACAGGACTGTTAGTATTCAGTACAAATCAACAATTCTTATTGTCATCAGATGATACTGTACTAAATCCCGATACCGCTAAACTACGAAGTGTATCAACCTTTAATTACAACAAAGACATAGCACCAATATCTCTTGGTACGACTGTAGCTTACGTTGATAACTCGGGTAAGTTCAGTCGATTTAATGAAATGGCAAATGTTAGACGTGAAGGCGAACCTAATGTTGTTGAAGTTAGTAAAGTTGTACCGAGCTTACTACCAAAAAATATAGATCTAATTACTAACTCACGAGAAAATTCTATTGTTTTGATGGGTCAGCAGTCTAAACAAGTTACATCTACAGTTAATTTACTGGCTGATTCTCAGGCAATACCTAATGCAGACGGTAGTGAAGCACTAGAAAATCCTTTAGGTATAACTGAAAATATAAGTTTTTATAATTTTGCAGATGAAATAGCAAGAAATACTTTTCGTGTATTTACAGCAGCTGAAGGCTCACCTACTCTTCCAGTTGTAAATGAACCTTTCTCAGGTACTATTTATGCTCGAACCGATCAAGGAGATGCCGGTATAAGGTTTAATGTAAATGAACGGATTGTAGACGCAGATGAACCTAATGAATCTATTAATCCAAATGGAGGACACCCAAATTCTTTCGGAAATAGTAGTTTTTTAGTTGACAGTACATGGAGAAGAATAGGAGGTTATCGATCTACTTGGAGTAATAGCAGAGATGGTGCACTTCCAGATTTTGATATTGAAGTAGAAAACCCGACTGGAAATTCAACTGCAACTAAAATATATTTTTGGGGAGCACAAGTACAACAAGGTCAGCCAACAGCTTTTGAAAGGACAGGTACACTAGATACTTCCTCAGTATACGGTTACAAATATTTAAATGTTGGTGAAAAAAGACAACAGGCTGCATGGTTTAGATGGCAGTTTAACCAGTCTCTTTTATATCATTTTATTATTGATGATGAATATTTCTTCTTAGATTCAGAGCATTTTTTACAATGTATTAAATTAGTTCAACAAGAAACAGATCCTAACTTAACTAAAGACAATGTCAACTTCTTACTTCATCTGGATAATTATATTTCTATCAGCGGCGGCGTTGTTAGTACTACTCCAGACACCTCCACAACCTTCAGTAATCTGGGCTGGTTAAATAATACAAACACACCTATATCTAAACTAGCAGTCATCGATGAAAACGGTAAATATGCTAAAGTCAGTGACTCTAAAATAGATACATACAATGCAACCATAACTGTACCCGGAGATTGGAGTAATTCTAATTATATTACTTTAGGATACTTGTACGACTATAAAGTCGACTTTCCTACCTTGTATCCTACAAAAACTAGCGGTAATTCAACATCCGCTGACGTTAATGCTTCTCTAGTTATTCATCGTATCAAACTTCATTTTGGTAGATCCGGTGTTTATGAGACAACTTTAACTCGTTTAGGAAAAGACGATTATACAGAATTATATGAATCCAATATGTTGGACGATTATACTTTTGGCTCTGCTGCATTTTTATCAGAGTCAATTAAAACTGTACCAATATATGAACGTAATCTTAACGTAGATATTACACTTAAATCTACTCACCCTGCCCCTGCTACGCTACATGCGTTGTCTTGGGAAGGAGACTATTCACCCAAATTTTATCAACGTGTCTAATTATATACACCCACTCACATTGGAGGCTGCTACAGAAGTGGCCTCTAATCTCCGTCCAGACGACCTCAGAGAGGTGAAAGATGGCCATGGAATAGATCCTACCACCTTACCGTTTCTGATGTCTCAGAACCCCTCCTACGTGTATTTCACAGTGCCTGACGGCAAGACTGCTGGCATGGCCGGAGTAGG